CCCGTTACACGAGCAGCACCTTAGCCGGCCCCAGAAGGGGCCAACTGGGCGCTACCGCCACGGACCGAAGTCTGACCAAGGGCCGTAAAAAGCCTTTGACCTTAGCTGGTACTCAAAATCCCGACCTTGCCTTGGAGAGCTTGGTGCGGAACTGGGGTCGTCCAAATGTTTTAAATCTGGATCCCCAAGAGTACGCTCGTCCTTCAAGCGATATAGCATTGCTGCTATGACACCCAACATATTCGTTGGGCGTCTCACCTCAAGAGGTGTCGCCTGGAGTCTTAGACCAGATACCCCCTCCCACCCGCGATCATTACTGATTACGAAGGGAGAGGTCTGGCTCTCGTCCCAATTGCATACTAGTCCGTCAGAATCACCAGCGTGAGCTGGGACCCTTAGGTTCTGAGCAATTGTACGAGGCAACGCTTTGACAACTGAAATCCACGGACGGCGCAGTTGAGCATCGCAACCAAGGTTGCGCGCTCGCCTAAACGCTGTCCGACGGATCCCATTTGCGAGGCGGAAGAGGGTTTCAACCCCATCAAGACTCTCTTTCTGAAAGAACGGACGAACTTCGAGCCCATCGTAGAAGTCCTTGCCACAACTCTCCCGGAAGGGGCCATCACGGAACGACTTGCTGCTATTAGCAGTAAAGCCGCAGAACGTGAGAACCTCAACGAGGAAGTCGTAGGCTTTGGACGGAACGATAATATCGTCACCATAAACTCTCACCTCGAAAGGATCAAGCTCTAGTAACTTCACGCAAGAGATTGCAAGGCTCCAAAATATCAGAGTCTCCAACTCGAACGTGTAACCGTTTCCCATAGAGGAAAACTTCTCATACCTTAACCATTTCCCGTCCAGTAAGCCGACTTTTGATCGGCAGAGATCAAGTCTCTCGAACCACTCATGTGGTAAGAGAAACCGGACCAATTCACGAGCGACGGTGTCGCTCGCTGAGGACAGGTCAATAGTAGCAAGAGAGCCGTCGATCGAACCTCGACACGCCATTTCCTGATTAGGAATCTGGTCGTCAAGATCCAACCCGCACTTAAGCCGTAGCTTTCTCCGCATTAGTTTGCCTAGCCCAAGTTGGGCATAGACATTCATCAGCGGTTCGATCGCTATAGTTCGGTGCGTGACAGCGGTTTTGGGCACGAACGCTATACGGTTGCCAGGAACTAGGCTCATCTCCTCCCGTGTGACGAATGGCCAAAAGCCATCAATCTCACAGTTGGTCACTGACCTAGCCCATTGAGGCTGGCTTTGCACAAGCAGAGCCCCGATCTCCGCCATGTCATGACTGACAGACGGACTGACTTGCAGCTTGTCGTAAAGAGACGTTAAGCCTCTTGCCTCGGAGTGATTAAAAGCACCGGGGCCAAAACGACACGCATCGAGCCACTCGCGAGAGTTCACATGCGACCCTAAAACCCTCTGAACCTCCAAGGCAGCCGCTGTGATAGCGACCTCCACCTGGGGGCTGGCATTTTTGATGCCAGCACAGAGAGCTCTAAACCGCATGTTAGTCTCACCACACGAAACCTCCGCATCGAAGAATTTCTCCTTCGCTGTCACGAGAGGATCCACACCTTCTATCTCTAGAGGGGCCTTCTTAAGAAACGAAACGGCTTGGTAGTCGTCTCGGAACCTAGTTGGCAGGGAATAATCCCTTGGATTGACAGTCTTGCGAACAAGCTGTTCAACCTCATCGTAACGGAGCAAAATCTCACAACTAAGTGAGATCGGTGTGTTGAGCGACTCAAACAGGTCAACGGCAACACTCTTCAGAGTCCCGGAAGGGGCCCTGAAGTCTCTACACATTGCGCGTAGAGTTCCAAAGAGGGCTCTTTTAGTAGAGTTTTCCCTCTGTCTGGTCAAGCAGCACCCTTGCTATCGAAGTGCCGTTGGAGCTTCCCGAGATTGCTCTCAGGATGGGCTCCAACAGCAACACCTAGATCATAGACGGAAACAGACCAACTAAAAGGTCCATTCCCGCCCTGGGGTCCAGGCTCAATAACAAGAGTATCACAAGGATTTTGAAGATCAAGATATACATCGAAATCTCCTCCTTGGAAATAGGTGCTGCGCCTGTGCGTAAGAACCGCTTGATAACGGTCCACAATCGCCCAGGCCTCCGTCTCTTCTCCATCAGCAATCTCCAGCCCGACATCCTGTGCGAATGCCAGGACTGAACGGATAAGCCGTGAGGCTTCTTCGAGCAGACTGACATAGGTGTCCACACACATATCTCCATCGCGGAGCAGTGTGCGAGCATCGGCGAGGCATTGAGCCATCGTCTCGAGATTAATCACTTCGTGTGAATTAGTCATGATTAGGGATCCAGGTTGAAGGTTTAGGTGGGAATAGCGCCAGTTTCAGCGGCAGCCTTAACGATGGTCTGTGCAACCGCTTCTTTGAAGCGAGCGTACAGTTCATCCGTTTCGGCTGTCGAGAGCTTGGCGGGGTGGAGAATCTCAAAGGTAGCCGTCAAGGTACCATCGAGAAGACCAGACGTGCCGTTGATAACCGGACGCGTCAGTTTGCCTCGAGTGCGATAAACACCCGCCGCCTTGTCTGCCGGGATGACCCGAGACAGGACAAAACGGGACGTCCCAAGGATAGACGTCGCACCCGATTCGACCCATTCGACGCTATCGGTGTTAACCGAGTAGACATCGAACGTGACGTTCGAGGCGGCGTTGTTCTTGAGCGTCAGTGCAGCAGCTGCTGGCATGAGGTATAACTCCTGAAAAGGAAGAGAAGCTTAGACCCGCGCATTGCGGGCTTTGCCTCGATAAAGACCTTGTATGAGAGCCAGAGACGTCACAAGCTTCGGAAAATTGAAGCTGTTAGTCACTGGAGGATACAGGTCCAAGGGATCCGGGCTAAAAGCAGCCCGGTCGTAACCGCGATAAGACGCAACAAGTGTATAGCCAGAATCAGTAAAGGTTACGGTGTTCGGGTAAGTTCCTGTGATGTTAAATGTCTCAGGAGAAACCCTCACACCGGCCTGGTCCTCAACTATGCTATACATTGCGCGCTTCACGGTCACACCATGGAGAGCAGTCATACCCGTCAGCCAGTCTCCGACTTGGACGAACCAGTCGAAAACGAAACTGAACGGGACTAGCTCCCATGCAACCAGAGCAGGGTTCGTGAGCCCTATCTGTTGCAACTCCGACAAGTGTGGGCTGGAGAGCTCACACCAGATCTTCACTCTAACTTTCAAATGGGATGAGTACAACCCAGTCTGAGTTTTGAGTGCAGTTCCTCCATATGCTTCATCGGTATACGTCCAGGGATAAGCCTTCGTGGCTTCCTCGGACGCGGACACTTGAAACACAGGAGGTCGGATAACGTGCTGCTGGGCGAAAAACTCAGCGGCGCCCTTAACATCCATTAGCAACGGCATCCAGCCGTACTTGTACTCTAACCAGCTCTTATGGAGCCGTTTAGGGGTGATGTTAAGGTTTTGGGCGATCCCTCTCAAATCGCCTCGGCGAAACGACCGATATGCACCATGAATACGGCGAGCCGCATCAAGGATAAGATCGGAAGTCTTGCTAGCTTCAGCGTAGGCAACGGCAACGTTGACCTTCGCATCGGCAATCTTCACTAAAGCTTTCAACTTAACAGAATTCAGCATCCGAGCCTTCATGGCGTCGTCAAGCCCAGTTGCAATCCGTGAGGTTTGCGCATAGGTAATGGCTTCGTCATTACGGTAAGGAACTGCGTTCCAAGTTGTAAGAGTCGGATTACCAGCTGAGGTTCTCGTCATAAGTTGCCGCGTCTGTTTAACGCGGTACTGACGATCACCATAGCTGTTCACCGGCTTATCTGCTTTAGCAATTGCTCCAAAGTGTGGGGTGTTCACCCAAGACCGAGTACGGCCCTCAGAAGATTCTCGTGAGAGAGTCAACTGAGATTGCCAAGTATCAGACGAGGGCATAAACACTTACTCCTTTGGAATTTCACGAGCCCGTAAAGGGCGAGAGAGTGACCAAGCATGTCGGGGACCTAAAGTCCGACTGGCATGTCTTCGAGCTGAGCTCATAGGACTACCACTAAAGGCAAAGCTGCTTAATCGAAAG